GCATGATATGGTTTATCCACGGTGTTGATTAGCCATACGGAGACTTAAAAAAGCGGGTAATCAAATCGTTCACTAATTTTTGACTCAGTAGTTTCGCCAAGAATAAACTCAACATCAACAACATCACCGTCTTTGAGTGCTGTCCAATTTTCCGTAATATAGTTGTGCGCATTTGCGTATGTTCGGTCTGCCCAACCATAAGGATCATTGTTGGCTTTTTTGCCGCCGTTGGCGTGAGTGAGCATTATATTTGGGCGTCCGTCGCAAGGGAAACCATATCGACGCAAACCCCAGCGCTGGAAATCATTCTCAGGGTTCATATCAACACAAAGAGCAATAATAGCTGTCCCTCTGTCTCGTATTTCAATCAGTTTGCTGCGCATATTTTTGTCCTCTAAGCTTATTTCAGAACTAAAGCGGCCTATCCGCTTCGTCGAGCATCGCCTTCGTCAATTCTGCATCCAGTTCCCGTTCCTGCAGCATCGCTTTGAATAGCATCAGATAGACGAGTAGATCATCCACGCGGCCTGAGATAGGTTCCATGCGATCACGCCGCTTCCCGACACGTTCGTCCTTGATATACTGCATCAAGGCGTCCCAATGCTTGGCCGCGTAAACGGCCCAGATAGTCTCCATTGGAACGCCGAGTGTCTCCGCATTGCGGCGGAAGTTCGCAAGCCGGTCGTCGTCGCCGGAGTATTCCCCACCTTTCCTTTTGGCGAGTTCACGCAGGGTGACGAATGTTTTTTCCACCAGTTTAGTATATTCAGAGTTCGGGAATGTCTGCATAGTAAGCTTCCTTTGCGAGCTTGAAGAAGGTTTCGTCTTTTTCAATGCCAAGGAGCGTATTAGCTCCAAGGTTTTCTGCAGCCTTAATACTGTTTCCGCTTCCGCAGGTCGGATCGAGAACGAGGGAATATTCATCAACAAACATCCTCATGAAATGTTGAAGCATTTCAACGGGTTTTTCATTTGAGTGGATGGACTTGCCACCGCCCGGCGCGGACTTCACATTGGACACTGCATTCACGATCAGCCGATCTCCTCGCGAGGCGAAGAACGCAGTCTCGTATATACGACGAGGACCGCGGGATGCGTCGGGGAGTATGCCAACGTTATCGGATTTGGTCCAGATTAAAGGGAACGGGTTAACGCGCCAGCCCATCTCGGTCAGAGACTGCTTTGTCTCTGTGTAAAAGTCCATGGAAAACCAGAACATAAGATGGGCGGACTCAGAGACTACGTTGTCCATGGCGAGTTTGAGCCCACGAAGAAGTTGCCAGTAAGTCTCCGGCGAGTCTTCATAAGTGCCAAATGCAGAGCCACCGCCTTGATCGGATTTATGCATGGCTACGCCGTAGGGGAAATCACAGTGAATGAAGTTAAAAGGCACGCCGGAGAAGGATTTCGTCCATTCAAGAAAATCTCCGTGGAGAAGGGGCGGGATTTTTTCCACCACAACCGGAGCATCAGGGGCAATCGAAGTCGCAATCGCTGTGTTAATGGCGGTAGCTTTCTTTCGCTCCAGACTTCGTGTAACGATCCCGCGAGCGGTTGAGTAAAGTGGAGCGTTGATTACGGTAGAGTTTCCGGCGATGATCTCTTCGGCAACTTGCCGGCGCTGGCTGACCTCTTGCTGTGTCATGTTAAGGGCTTCGCTTGTGCGGACGGAAGTCCACTTAGGGTCTTGGGCCAAGCGCAGATTGTGGTATTGTTCCACGGCAAGGCATTGTTCCTGCCACGGCAAGTCCACGCGAGAGACATTTTCTTCAAGCTCTATCGCGTGGAGTTCGATTTCGGACAGTTCATCTACGAACTGCACAGGCATGTGGGTCCAACCAAGGAGTTTGATGGCCGTCCACCTGCGTTCGCCGACGATAAGTTCGCCATCTCGTTTAATGACGGGTGGGTGAATGAGGCCGTTGTCGGCGATTGACTTGGCGAGGTCTTCGATTTTCAGAAGGGCCTTGCGCTGTCGGGCGGAGCGGTCTACCCATATGGAAGCGACGGCGAAGGAAGTGAACTGGCCGGAGGTCATTGTGCGATTTCCTCGAGCATGAGTGCGGATACGGGAATGAGGCCATAGGCCTTTCGATCGTAGTGCTTCTTGCACCGGGCGCGGGCTTCGTCGTGGGTGTATTTGTGCGCGTCTTTTTGCTCGGTGGTGTAGCCGCCGTTAGACGAAGCCCAACCTTGGTAGCGAGTGCTCCAGAGAAGATAAAGATCAGGGGACATAGCTTACTCCGTGGGGAAGGGTTTGGGGGAGCTTTTACACTCCCCCGTTGAAGGCTTACGCCACCGGCGCTGTCCGTCCGATGTTCGCGTGGAAGATTTCCGCGTCGTTCTTGTCGGACTTCCAGACAATAGTGCCGAGAATTTGGCCATTGACTGTGGAGTTCAAAGCCTCGGTGACGGACATTTCCGGGGTCGCCGAGCCGACTGTGACTTCACAGAAGCGTCGGAGATTGTACAGGGTCCGCTCAAATTCCGTCTTGTCGTTCTTGTTGAACATGAAGCGATGGCGCTGCAGGATTTTGCTCACGTCGCCGTAAGCGGTGAGCGCATCAGCGTCAACGTCCTCGGTCGGGGCGACCGCTTTCAGCTGAAAATCCACAACGTCCCAATCGTCGCCCTTTAGGGTCTCGATCGAAGGCACTTTCGTAATGAGCCAAAGGTAAGTGCCAACAGGTGGGAGTGGTGGGCGTTCAACGTCTGCGAGTTTGGTATTGGCGATTGATTTGAAATCTAGGGTCATGATGTTTGGTTTCCTTAAACGGCTTCTTTGAGCATACGGAACAGGTCAGCCATTCCTGTTTCGAGGGGAAGCTCCGCATCAAGTTTGAATGTGATGGGAGATTTCAGATCGACAATGCCTGTGGGCACGGTCTTGATTTTGCGCTTCACGTTCTTGCCGACGCCCGAAGACTCGGCCATGATGAGCGTGTTGAAATAACGGGCGAGGATCGGGCCTAGGGCAGTGCCGACTGCGTTGGGGTAGCCCTTGGTAACGCCTTCTACTATCTCCTTGTAGTTGACGTGGGAGATCACGATGACGTTAGCATGGAACTCCTCGGAGGTCAAAAGGGCGATGGTGTCCTCGACGCCCTTCTGCGCTGTGGCATACCACTGGCGCGGGTCTTTTGCCGCAGGGTTCATGCCTTGTGCCCACGCATAAGCAGCGCGAGAGTATGCGGAAAGAGAGTCCAAGACGAAAATATACTCCGGTCCCCAAGTGGAGGGGATGGTTTTGTCCTCCCACTCGGCCATGTATTTGAGACCGTCGGTGAAGGCCTTGGGTTGACCCGCGATGACAGGGCCTACGGTGCCTCCATACAGCCCGCTTGGAGCGGTTTTCATTTTGTCTCGCAGAGTTACATAGCCTACGTTCCCGATTTTGTCGGGGCATTCTTTGCGGACATAGGCTGCGAGTGTGTCAATGCCCCGGTCGAAGTCGAGGATGCGGAGCTTGTAACCGGCAGCGACGAGGGAGGTCAACGACCCGGTTTTGCCACTGCCACTGTCTCCGATGTAGAGGAGCTTTACGACGTTGTCGTTTTTGAGTTCACCGAGTGAGGGCATTTTTATCTCCTGTCCAGAGGGTCCCACGATGGGCCCTTCACAAAATCCGCGGCGAGGAAGTTTTCCCGGACTTCAGCCGAGCGACTGCATATACCGCGAAACTCGCATCCGCCATAATTCCCGCAAGCAGTTCGGTTCATGGGAAAGTATTTATCCAGCGTATGCCGACGCGTGGACTCAATCAAGCCCATGGTCTCGTCATACCACTCGTTAAGCTGCGATTTCGTGCGGAACGTAAAGCCGCGCTCGAAACGGGTGAAGCCCACAGCTATCTGCGCGGCGTCGATGATGACTCCGCGGACGGGGAGGTTGAAGATGGCTTGTCCGGCAAATGTGTAGGTGGACATTTGAATGTCGGGGTTGAAGCCGTTGAAATAATTTTGCGCGAGGGCGGACTTTGTGGTTTTCTGGTCCATTACGTAAACGTCGTTGGAGTATTCCACGAGGCGATCGAGGTGGCCAGCGAGGACGTAACCGTTATCGACGTTGAAGGAGAACGAAAGTTCTACGGCGGGCTTACCATCGGAAAGATGGACTACGGAAATCTTCTCGCGCCCGAACTGCTCGACATACCAGATGATGGAACGGATCAAGTTCTCGCGAGTCTTTGCAGGGTCTGGGGAAAGCCACGGCCCTTCAGGCGTCCACGTTGCGATAAGGGCTTCATGCACGACGAGGGAAAGGGCCTCGTCCAAGGTCGCGCCAAGTGCGACATGTTTGTAGTAGTGCTCGAGGGCCGTGGCGTAGTGCTTTCCGAACGTCAGGTGAAAGGACTCGAAAGTGCCGCGCCAACCTTCGAGCATTTTATATTGATACTTACGAAGGCATGTTTGGGCGAGGGCGATGGACGTGGCATCCCATACATACTGAGCGCCGTCGGAGTCGAAAGATTTATTTACGAATGTTCCAGAGGATGACAGCATAGTTGGGTTCCTTTGATCGGGGGCCGTATGCTTTGCAGTTGCCACAGGCTACGCGGTAGTATGTGTTTTGACCGACTTGGTTTTCCGTCATCGCCGTTGGGTTTTCAGCGCAGAAAGGGCATGGAGAGCAAGTTAACTCCGAGTCAAAGATCAAGGTCGAGTTTGAGACTGTCTTTGAGGGAGAGGATTTGCTGCTGCTTTGCTGTGGGAGGCTTGGTGCTTCCGGCATTGAGGTTCCCCATGTTGAATTGAGCACGCTTGG